AAGCGCCTGGAGCAGTCGCATGACCCGCGCAGCATTGCCGGGTCCACGCCGACCGACGAGGCGATCTCGAAGATTTACCGACGCTTCCTGCAGTCGGACATGCGGCGCTACCATGTGCCCTGCCCGGTGTGCGGCGAGCTGCAGGTGCTGGTCTGGGGCCACGGACGGCACGACGAGCCGGGGCTGAGGTGGGCGCCGTTCAAGGCGCCGGAAGAGATCTGGTACCAGTGTGTCAACGGCTGCCGGATCGAAGAGGGCCAGAAGCTCTGGATGCTCGAGAACGGGCGCTGGATCGCCGAGAAGCCCGAGGTCTACGAGCAGATGGGCCACGCAGGCTTCCACATCAACAGCCTCTACTCGCTCCAGCCGCAGGCGGACTGGAAGGACCTGATCGAGGAGTTCCTCGGGGCCTACAAGACTCCGGCCACCTACAAGACCTTCGTCAACACGACGCTGGGCTGGGTCTGGGAAGTCCGCGGCGACGCTCCCGAATGGAAGCGTCTTGCCGACAGGCGCGAGGACAGGCCTGCCGGGGTCGTTCCCTACGGCGGGTGCTTCCTGACCTGCGGCGTTGACGTACAGGCCGCTGGCGGCGGCCGTCTCGAGGCCTTCGTCTGGGCCTGGGGCCGCGGCGGCACTTGCTGGCTGGTCGAGCACAAGGTCATCTACGGCTCGCCCTTCGAGCAGAGGGTATGGGACGAGCTGCACGAGTTCGTCACCGGGAGCTGGCGGCACGAGAACGGCATGACGCTGCGGCTGGAGAAGGTCGCGGTCGACATGGGCTACGCGACCCAGAAGGCCTATCAGTTCTGCCGCAAGCTCGGGGTTTCCTTCGCCATGCCCGTCAAGGGCGCGAAGGAGCTGAACGCGCTGCCGGTCGCTCCCTCCAAGGCAATGGAGCACTCGACCGGGAAAGGCTCGTCGAAGACCAAGGTGCACGTCCACCTCGTCGGCGGCCATGCGCTGAAGCAGGAGCTCTACGCGGCGCTGTCGCTGGAGAAGCCGGAGGACGGAAAGCCCTACCCGCTCGGCTACGTCCACCTGCCGACCTTCGTCTCGGACGAGGTTTGCAAGCAGCTCGTCGCCGAGCAGTGGGTGGCCGACAAGAACGAGTGGCGGCAGACGGGTCCGAACGAAGCGCTTGACTGCTGGTGCTACGCCCGCGCCGCGGCGATCTGGCGTGGCGCGGACAGGTGGACTGACGCTGAATGGGCCACGCTGGAGGCGCAGTTCGCGCACCCCGACCACGAGGTGCAGCGGCCGCCCGAAGCCTCGAAGCCTGTGAGGCAGGCGCAAGTTGAACCCGAGCCTTCAAGGCCGTCACGCGAGTCCGTGCCCGTCCGGCAGCAGCCGCGGCGCTATCGGGACGACTGGTTCGGCGGCGGAGGCGACGACTGGCTGGGACGGTGATCATGGCATGGACGCAAGCTGACATCGCCCGCCTCAAGGCGGCCATCGCCTCCGGTGTCAAGCAGGTGATGGAAGGCGGCCGCATGGTCACATACGACTCCTTCGAGTCGATGCGCGAGCGGCTGCGCATGATGGAGGCCGAGGTCAGTGGCTCGAAGCGCCGGATCGTCGAGCAGGTCGCGTTCCGGAGGGACGACTGATGAGCCTCCTTGACCGCGCCATCGCCGTCATCTCGCCGAAGGCGGCCTTCCAGCGCCAGCAGTGGCGCGAGGCCTCGGAGGTGATGCGGGCATATGCAGCCGTGCGCTCCTCCCGCAGCCGCGACGGCTGGGGCGCGCCTTCGACCGGGGCGAACGCCGAGATCGGCTCGTCGATGGTCGCCTACCGGAACATGGTGCGCCAGCTGGTGCGCGACGGCAGTCTCGCCAAGCGCATCGTAGACCTGTGGGAGCTGCACCTCGTCGGCGACGGCATCACCGTCGATTTCATCGGCAAGGACGCGATCACGAAGCGCCGCCGCGAGCGCTGGCTGCGCTGGTTCGAGAGCACCGACTGCGACGCGGACGGCAGGCTCGACGGCTACGGCCTTGAGGCGCTTGCGGTCCGCATGATGGTCGAGTCCGGCGGCGCGGTCATCCGCAAGCGCTACCGCAGCCTGCGCCGTTACAGGAACCTGCGGGACAAGGTCCCGATCCAGCTGCAGGTGCTGGAGCCCGACTTCATCGACCACAACAAGAACGGCATCAACCGGAAGACGGGCAACCGCATCATCCAAGGCATCGAGTTCGACGACCACGACAACGTGGTGGCCTATTGGATGTGGCCCGAGCACCCGGGCGAATCCTCGGCATCGCCGCTGCGGCGGATGGAGTCTTTCCCGGTTCCTGCCGAGGACGTGATCTACCTGTTCCGGAAGGAGCGGAACCAGATTCACGGCATGACCTGGCTGCATGCCGTCGTCACCAGCCTGCGCGACCTCGACGACTACTTCGAGGCGCTGAAGATGAAGGCGAAGGTGGAGGCCTGCTTCACGGTCGCCATTACGACCGACGACCCGCAGTTGCCGCCTGGCGTTGCCACCGACGACGACCGGACCCCGAGCAAGCTGTCGCCTGGAGCCATCCTGCGGCTCAAGCGCGGCGAGCAGGCGCAGGCGTTCGATCCGGGCAACTCGTCCGGCCACACGATGCTGGCCTCGTCCTTCATCCGGATGATCGCCATCGGCGCGGGGCTGACCTACGACCAGGCCTACTCGGACCTCACGGGGGCGAACTACAGCTCGCTGCGCGCCGGGAAGCTGGAGTTCCAGCAGACCGTCAGCAAGCACCAGTGGCACACGATCGCGCCGGCCATCGAGCGCATTGTCGGCTGGTTCGTCGAGGCGGGCTTCCGGGCGGGCCATTGGCCGGACGCGGACAAGGCTCCCTACAGGCACGAGATCACGATGCCGAAGACGCAGTTCGTCGACCCGAAAAAGGATGGCGACGCGGAGATCCAGGAGCTGGAGCACGGCCTCGCCACCTGGTCCGACAAGGTGAAGGCCCGCGGCCTCAACCCGTCCCAGCACATCGAGAACCTGAAGGCCGAGGCCAAGGAGCTCGAAAAGCAGGGATTCCAGCACCCGTTCCTGAAAGCGAAGACTCCCGAGCGGCAGGCCGAGAAGGCTGCCGAAACCCAGCTCAAGGAGGCCGTCAGGCGCTGCCTTGAGGAACTGCAGGACGAAGCAGCATGAGCGGCAAGACGCAGATCATCGAAATCCCTCTGATGAGGCGCGAGGCATCCTTCTCTCCCGTCGAGGGCGAGGAGAACGTCTACGAGGCCGTCTACTCCACCGGAGCCGCCGTCCAGCGCTACGACTGGCGGAGGGACGAGCCTTACATTGAGGTCCTGTCGATGGAACCCGGAGCGATCCGGACCCAGAGGCTGGACGCAGGGATCGTCCCCATCCTGATCGACCATTACCAGTCCGTCCGCGCGCAGCACGGCGTGGTCGAGAAGCACTGGGTCGAGAACGGCAAGGGCATGGTCCGCTTCAGGATGGAGACTGGCACGCCGGAAGCCGACGCGATCAACAACAAGCTCAAGCAGAAGATCGTCCGCACGCTCTCGGTCGGGGCGAAGGTCCACAAGTACGTCGAGAGCCGCAACGAGAAAGGGACCCTGGTCCGGACGGCCGTGGACTGGGAGCCTTACGAAATCTCGGTCGTGTCCATGCCCGCCGATCCGGGCGCAGTCATCCGCAGCGATGAAGTCCTGCACCGCTGCGAAATCGAGGTTGCCGGGGAAGAGCCGGCACTCGCCCCCGCAACTGAAACTACGGAAAGGTCACTCAACATGCCTGCACCTGTTACCCCCGAAACCGAATCCAGGGCTCCGGCTGCCGTGGACGATGTGACGCGCGCAGCCGACCTCGACACGGTCCGCGCGGCCGCGGCCGAGCAGGCCCGCAAGGAGGAGCGCGAGCGCGTCGCCGGGATCTCCGAGGTCGTCCGGAAGGCGAAGCTCGAGCCTGAGTTCGCCGAGAAGCTGATCGCCGACGGCGTTTCGCTGGACGCGGCCCGCGCCGCCGTCCTCGACGCGCTCGCCGAGAGGGACGCGGCCACCACGACCCGCGCCACCGTTCAGGTCGGCGCGTCCTATGACGACCCGAACGTGGTCCGCTCGGCCCTCGTGGACGCGTTCGCGTTCCAGATGGACCCCTCCATCAAGATCGAGGGCAAGGCGCTCGAGTTCCGCAGCTACTCCATGCTGGAGGGCTTCGCGGCTCTCGAGGAAGCCCACGGCCGCCGCGTCCCTTACAACCGCGAGGAGCTGGCAAAGCGCGCCCTTCAGGGCACCAGCGACTTCCCGGTCATCCTCGCCGACGCGGCGCACAGGGTCGTCCTGGCCGACTATCAGGCGGCAAATCCGTCGTTCCGGCAGATCGCGCGGCAGCGCAACTTCAGCGACTTCAGGCCGCACAAGGTCCTGCGCACGGGCGAGTTCCCCGCTCTGAAGCCGCTTTCTGAGCACGGCGAGATCAGGCAGGGCAGCCTGTCCGACGCGCAGACGGAAGAGGTGTCGCTCGACACCCGGGCCATCAGGATCGGCATCACCCGCCGTCTCCTGATCAACGACTCCATCGGCGCGATCGGCGACATGATCGCCAAGCGCGGAAGGCGTATCGCCGCGCAAGAGAACGCCATCGCCTGGGCGGTGCTGAAGGCCAACCCCAGGATGAGCGACGGGAAGGCCGTCTTCCACAACGACCACAAGAACCTGCACTCGACCGCAGTCTCCACGCCGGACCTCGCCGCCCTGTCGGCCGCCCGCACGGCGCTGCGCCAGCACACCAGCGACGGCATTCCGCTGAACTTCACGGCGAAGTACTTCATCGTGCCGACCGACCTTGAAACCGAGGCCGAGAAGCTGATGACGGCCATCCTCGCCACCAAGGAGGGTGACGTGAACGTCTTCTCCGGCAAGCTGCAGATCATCTGCGACCCGGCGATGGACGACCATGACGCATGGTACGTCGCCGTCTCTCCGGACGACGCGGAGGTGCTGACATACGGCTACCTCAACGGCGCGTCCGGTCCGATGGTCGAGACGAAGCCCGGCTGGGACGTGGATGGCGCGGAGATGCGCATCATCCACGACTTCGGCGTGG